AACGGGTCTGTCCCACCAGACTACTAGGATCACACCCGTATCGTTTACAGAACTTACCCAGTCCGTCATAGCGTTTCTGGGTAGTCCATTGAATCAAACCGTAACCTCCACGAAGGCAGCGATCGTAAGGAACGATAGCGCCACCCTCGCAGACGTTAGGTCGGAAGTTACTTTCCTGTTGAATGTTACCCATGATCACAGCCAGGGCAACTTTATCTTTGATGTCTGCTTTAACTTGCAGTTGTTCTAGGACGTACTGTTGCGCCGGAGTGCATTGGGGACATTCAAACATAGTAATCAGAAGCGATATTTCAGACCGGCTTTGGTGCCGTAGCTATTCACATCATCAAAGGCAGCCGAGATCTCACCGTACACGGAGAGCTTCTCAGTCACGCCGACACCACCACCGACCTTAGCGGTAAGAATGGTCTCAGCTTCGCCCCCGTCGGGGGAGACAATCGTAGGACCGCCTTGGAGATACCAAGAGGCGGAACCTTCTGCACCGTCAACACCGACGTGGAAGTCAGTGGAGGTACCGGTGTAGTCAGAGCCGGTGAAACCGGAGTTCGCTTCCACGTTAACGTAGGGAGCAGCGAAAGCAGGTGCAGCCAGCAGAGCGACGGCGGGGAGGATAGCAAGAGTTTTCATTTGATTTTGAGTTTGTTCTTTTTAGACTTGGGGAAGCCAGCCTTCATGTTGGCGTATGCCTTAGGGCTGACGGTTGAATTTTTTTTAGAGCGGGAAGTACCAGCCTTCTTCCGCTTGTTGATGTTTTCGTAGAGGCTCATGTTAGCATTTCCATTTACGTAGAGCTAGGGCTTTACGGGTGGGACGCCCCTTCTCATCTTTCATAGGACCTTTCACGCCAGACATTCTAGCGCAGAAGGACCGCTTGCGTGGACCACCACCAGGCTGTGGAGCCTTGAGGTTGGAGCCAGTTTCACGATTGTATTTACGCCGTCCAGCGGCAGTCAAGCCGCCAGACCGCGATTTGTGGGTGCCAATTTTTAGACTCACACTACGTGAGCTACTTTTTTTTACCGCCATTTTTAGTACCCTTCTTTACAGGTGGGCGACCTTTCTTAGAACCATAGGTTCCAGGACCGTAAGGCATTACCAGATACCGGGGATAATTTGTCCAGTGAAAGCGTAAGCACCGAACGCTGCCATGATACCAATCATAGCAAAACGTCCGTTCAGTTTTTCAGCCCGCTCGTTGTGCGGCACTCCATAGGGATGGTCAGACATAATAAGGGGTGGCTCTTTAGCCCAGATGTTAGTGTCGTTCATTAAAAATTAAGTTCAGATCTGTCCAGCTTATCCATCACATCTTGACGATAGGCTGGGTCACGATCGTAGCGTTTATCGGACATTGCACGTACCAGCTCTGCTTGACTACGGAATACATCATTAGAGCGGGCGGCTTTGCCGGAAATCATCTCTCCTTCAAATCCCATAGAGTCTTGATACTTAGATTTAAGAGCTTGTACTGCAAAACCGATTGCAGAAAGATTACCTGATTCAATCACATTATCAAATGCAGCAACCTCATTTTCGGTAAAGTTTTCACCTGCCCAAGTAATCAGTTTCTGATACTCAGCTTCACCACCCACACTGTTTTTGACTTGATTGATTTCAGAGTCACTCAGTTCACGAGTGGATTGACGGTTGTTGATTTCAGGATTCTCTTTTTGAATACGCATGTACGCTTCAACCAGCTCCTTTGAAGACATCTTACTGAACTCTTCAAGGGTTTCTTCGCTGATCTCACCGTTTTCAAAGTATTCATCGTTGGCTTTCCACAAGATGTCGGCTTGTGGATCAGGTGCTTTTTCTTCTGCTTCTTCAGTTTCAACCTCGTCTTCAACGGGTTCACTGTCAGCGTCATCACCTTTGCCTAGTTTTTGTTGAAGCTCAAGGTATGCTTTCTCAAGCTCTTGAGCATCTCTATACTTACCAGCAAGGAGTTGTTGTTGTTGTTCCTCCAAGGCTTCCCCAACAGCCAGTGCTTCAGCTTCTGCAGCTTCTACACGGCTAACTGCTTGGGGATCATTGCTGGGATCGTATGTCAGTAGTTCTGCCATAGTTATTGTTCAGGTGGTGGTGGAGCAAATGCACCTTGAAGTGCCTGTAGTTCTTCTGCAGCAGCAGGGTTTTTGCTGGGATCAATAACAGGAGACTTCAGATACTCAGGCATTTGCTGAGCAAGCATCATTTGCTGTTGTTGTTGTAGTGCAGCACTTTCTTCTTCACTACGCTCTTCAACTGACTTAACAAGGTTGAGTACATCAATACCTTGTGCAGCAGCCAGACGCTTGATAGCCTCATCAGGGTTAATGAATTTCATCAACGCCTCAGGTCCAAGGGTCTGAGCAATAGTACTAATAAATGCTGTCAACGATTCTCGGTCTTGTCCACGACCCAAGGCGTTAATGCCAGCCACAATAGTGGGACTAACAAGATTCTTAGGATACTTAGGAAGCTGACCGTTACGTTGTAGCACAAGCAGTTTACGGTTTAGATACGGAATCAAGAACTCAACAGTCAGCAAACTAAACAGTCCACCGAGTTGTTGTTCTAGTTCAAGCTGCGTCAACCGTACTTCTTCAGCAGTAACTCGTTCGGCTTGACGTACATTCATAACCAAGAAAGCGTCAGCAATCCGACGCTCAAGCTGCGATGCTAGATTAGCAGCAGTTTGGAAGTCAGCAGTTTTACCGACTTGTACAACTTGCACATCTTCAGCTCTACCTTGTACGATAGCGCCGTTGCCTGCTTTAGAAAGAGTTTGAGGTTTGGTCATGCTCGAAGGAGAGACCAGGAACAGCACCTTAGCGGCTGCTGCTGAGCCCTCTACAAGGGCTTGAGCCAGAGCGTTAAGGGATTTAATATCTCCCAGGAACTCTTCGACACGGCCTCTTCCATAAGCCTCTCCGTCAACGGTGTTAAACCGGAGAACCAACCAAGGGGAAGCATCTTTAGGAGACTTACCTTCAGTGTTAGGAATGCGTGTATCAAACGCCTCTTGGTGCCAGATCCAACGATTGTTGTCTAGTTTGATATGAGTATAAATCTCAACGTCATCTCCAGACAAACGACCGGAGCCAACAGTTTCACGAGATTGTTTGTCAGCAAGAACTGCAACTTCGTTTGGTAGCAGTTTTTTGTTGATCAATTCTTTGGTTACGATCTCAATTACGTTACCGTTACCATCACGTTCTACAACATAACGGTTCAGTGGGTAGTGCTTAAGACCATCCTTACCCATATAAATCAGAGCGTTGCCGCCTACAACAAGATGCTTGATCGCTTGGTGTACTGTCACCCGATCGCTAGAAGAAGCAATCGAGTCCATGACCATACGTTCAATCTTGGCAAAACTCAAATCAAGTTCAGAACGAATCTCTGCAGGCAGTTGAGTGCCAAGCAATTCATCTTTGATTTGCAGTTTAAAGAAAGTAGTTTGGGGTGGCAGCAATGCTAGCATCAATTTAGATGCCAGGGTCACAACTGCCTTAGCCCCAACACTTTGCCAAGGGGTTCTAAGATCTTTGTAAGTAGGACGAATCTCGTCTCTGATAATGAGATAGGGGAGCGTAAGCTCTGAACACTCAACCGCAATGTCAAGAAAATGTTGTCGGTAGCTGGTTAGATGATCGTACCTGCTACGTGCGTTCATTTACTTTCTCACGGGTTAACTTTGCCACCAGGAGTAGTACCCCCAGAAGCTCCAACATTCAGGGCAATCTTCATACCCTGGAGAGCACTTTGCTCTTTTTGTTTACGTTCTTTTTGAGCAAGTCTCACACCCTCTTCTTCACCCAAAGCAGCTTTAGTAGCTACAGGTGCAGGGGTTTGGACTGCCATAGGCTTCTCAACTACGCGAGTACCGCCGCCGCCGAAAAAACACATTTTAAGATCCCTCTTCGGATAATCGTGAATAGACCCACTCAACAACGCTACGTTGACCAGCTCGATACATGACCTGATTCATGGTAGCGTCTTCAGCGGGATTGAGTAATGGAAAACGATCTTCTAGTTCTTCTAAAAGATTGTTGACAGTAAGCCCTAGGTTAAGCGTACTGGGGTAGGTTTGGATTTGCATGTTCAAAAAACGCTGGCATTCTAGCTCGCTTGGTTTCAACGAGTTCAGGTGCTCTGCCCTCATACATCAGGCGATCGCTGGAATCCAGCCAAAATTTTTTGTTCAGATATTTATTAGGGTTGTTAGCCTTGAGGGGCTGCATCACCCAATTAATGGTTGCCTTACGGAGCTTATCGAGAGAAGGACTATAATCGAGCCCAAGCTCACGACATACCAGGCTATTTGTAGCAACGTGGACTTGTTCATCACGGGAGATGTCAGCACTTACGGTGCGTAGACCAGCGTCACCAGTGAAACGGAAAAAGGGGAGGAGCACGAAGAAAATTGCACGTTCGGCAACAAGTGCCTTGAGGATCGTGTGATCTGGATGCGCAATCCAAGCGTCTCGCAACCTTTTGGCTTCCTCCTCAGCCACCGGATCAACGCCGATAGCGTTGGCGATATAACCCAACGCGAGATCGTGGTTCTCCTCATCTTTGACGTTCGATTGTAGGAGTGCCACACTTGCTTTCGGAACTTCATTTTTTAGAGCATCGGTAATAAAGTCACCGACTGGGAGTTCCATATGGCGGATTGCCAGGGCACGGTAGATAGTTTCTTCCGCACCCTCAACAAGTTTACCAGCGGTGGTTTGGACAGGTGTCCAGGTTCTTTTACGTGAGAGTAGTTTGTCGTAAGGGTTCATTCGCCGCAATTACAATCAGGAGCAGGGTCATTAAGAAGCGACTCCAGGTAATCGTCCACTTCCGACTCGTCCAAAGCGGCGTATGCGCTGGTCTTGTCTTGCGTGTCACCCATTACCTGAAGCGAATAATAAAGGGAGGTTTGGTCAGATGCCAACCACTCTTCGATAAACGCTTCATCATAGGTGA